TACATTATCTATAGCGAACATTCCTGAACAATTCTCAGTAAAAGTATTAGCTGAAGAAAAAGATGCTACTGACGGTGTACTAACGGAGAAAGCAAATGCAAAGCCGAAAAACTTTGCGATGATGTTTGAATTTGATGGAGATAAGAAAGCGGTTCGTCATGTTCTTTATAATTGCACAGCGAATCGTCCAACAGTTTCTTCTTCTACGAAAACAGGTTCTGTAGAGCCAAATCCAAATGAGTTAACGTTTATCTCTAGCCCACGTGAAACAGATAAAGCGGTTAAAACAAAAACCACAGAAAACACTTCGCAAGCGGTTTATGATGGTTGGTTCGATGCAGTTTACGAAGTTAACGCTGACACTACACCACCAACAGTAACAACAAGTCCAGCAGATAGCGATACTTCAGTAGCGGTTACAACTAACATTGTTTGGACATTCTCTGAAGCGATCCGTCAAGCTGATGTTACAGGTGCAAACTTCTTCCTTAACGATGATGCAGGTGTACAAGTGGATGGTACTCTATCCCTTAACTCCGATCAAACAGAAGTTACATTCACACCTGGCTCTGACCTTGCAGCGGCAACAGATTATACAGCTATCGCTACCATGAATGTAAAAGACCTTGCGGGCAATAGCCTAGAACAAAATAGTGTAACGAACTTCACAACTGCATAGGAGGGTGATCTGATTGGAAAAAACATTAACGATTGATGATAAGCAAGTTAAGTTTGAATCCAAGGGCTCTACTCCTTTGCGGTATAAAAAACAGTTTGGCAGTGACTATTTCACAGACCTCATGAAGATGGAAAGCTTGACACGAATCAAAGGCGAACCAACATATGAGGATCTACAAACCTTAGATATGGAAGTGTTCTATAATATCTGCTGGGTTATGGCGAAAACAGCGGATAATTCCATCCCAGAACCTTTAGAATGGCTAGATACTTTCGATGAATTCCCATTGTTTGAAATCTTGCCTGAATTGCAAGACTTACTCACACAGTCCTTACAATCTAAAAAAAAATAGACAACAAGAAGAAAGACGATGAAGAAGAGTCGGGCGGTGAACCAATCACCACTGACTCTTTTTTATTTATGGTAAAAGAATGTGGACTGAATTATGACGATTTAGAGATTATGACCATAGGCATGTGTCTGGATTACATTGAAATTTACGTTGAACGAAAGAATCCAGACAAAGAGCAGACACGCAAAGCCAGTCAAAAAGATATGGACTTCTTCTAAGGAGGTGAGATCATGGCTAAAAGAATCAAGGGTATTACGATTGAACTTGATGGTGAAACGAAAGGGTTAGACAAAGCACTCAAAGGTGTTAATAAGAAAAGTCGTGACCTTCAGTCGGAATTAAACGATGTACAACGTTTGCTAAAATTTAATCCTGGTAACAGTGATCTTATCGCTCAAAAACAAAAACTTCTCGCAGATCAAGTGGAGAATACTTCAGATAAACTCGAAAAACTACATGAAGCGAAAAAAGACGTAGATAAGCAATTCAAAGAAGGTAAGATTGATGCTCAACAGTATAATGCGTTTCAGAGAGAGATCGTTGAAACGGAAAGCAAATTAGATCACTTTGAAAAGAAGTTGCATGAATCAACTAGCAAAATGCACAAGTTTGGGAAAGCTGCCAAAGAAACAGGAAGTAAAATGAAAGGTATCGGTTCAAGCGCTAAGAACGTAGGCGGTACTATGACTGCATCTATGACAGCGCCAATTATTGGTGGCATGTTTGCTGTTACGGAAAGTACAGAGGAATTCCGAGAAACATTAGGGAGACTCGAAACGAACGCTGAAAATGCTCAACTAAGCACAGATAAAATGAAAAAACGTCTTACTGAATTATCTGGAGTCAATGAGGATGCAAATGCAAACGTTGAAGCACTCTCAAACTTAATGGCTGCCGGATTTGATGAGGAAGGTATGACTCAAGCGGTCAATGCGTTAAGTGGTGCTGTAGTTAAGTTCCCCGACACGATGAAAATAGAAGGTATGGCTGACGGTTTACAAGAAACATTAGCAACAGGTAAAGCGATCGGGCCATTCGCTGAAATATTAGAGCGTATGGGAATGGATTTAGATACATTTAACGAAGGATTAGCTAAAGCAGCAGAAAACGGTAACGCTCAAAACTATGTACTTCAGACACTAGCAGAGACAGGGCTTGCTGATGTAAATAAAAAATACCGAGAAAATAACAAAGAGCTTGTAAAATCCCGTGAAAGCCAAGCAAACTTTCAACAATCTATGGCTGAATTAGGCAAAACTCTTGCTCCTATCGTTACGAAAATAACAGACAAAGTACGTCAATTGGTTGATTGGTTTAACAATCTAGGCCCACAAGGTAAAAAAGTAGCTCTCATTATTGCAGGAATAGCAGCGGCAATGGGCCCATTAATTATGGTTATCGGTGTGGTTATATCTGCAATCGGTAGCCTGGTGTCCATAGCTGGAGCATTAAGTATTGGATTAGCTCCACTTATAGGGATTATAACCGGTGTTGTAGCTGCTATTGGGTTATTAATCGCCGGATTTGTACTAGCCTACAAAAAGTTAGATTGGTTTAAAAAGATGGTGGATACTGTTTGGGAGTATATCAAGAAGTCGTTTAAAAACGCCCTGGACTTTCTAAAAGCATTATTTACCGGAGATTTCGAAGGAATGAAGGAAGCTGCATCAAATCAAATGGAATTGATCAAGGGTGTTATAAAGAAAGTTTGGGGATTTATCAAAGATGTTTTCTATGCTTCACTTAAATGGATCTCGGACAAGTTAGGATTAGACTTTAAGGAGATGAAAAACGTTGTAGATAAATACTTCAACATGGTTTGGGGAATTATCAAGGACGTTTGGGGATTCATCAAAAACACCTTCAAAAATAGCCTTAAATTTGTGAAATCACTACTAACTGGCGACTTTGAAGGCATGAAAGAAGCGGTATCTGACCAAATGGATAATATCTGGACGACGATTGAAAACATTTGGGGTAAAGTTATGGACTTCTTTGAAGATATTGACCTGAAAGAAATCGGGAAAAACATCATGCAAGGCATGGTAAACGGGATTAAAGATAAAGCTTCTGATATTGCGAATGCTGCTAAAAACGCTGTGAATGGTGCAATAAGTGGAGCGAAAAACCTTCTAGGGATCAATTCACCATCTAAAGTGTTCAAACAGATTGGTGAGTATACAGGAGAAGGCTTAGAAATCGGTATGAAGTCTATGGGTGGACGAGTTAAACGAGCTGGCGAACAAATGGCGCAATCAGCAGTACCGAATGTACCTAACGCAAAAGTAAATGGATCAGGTGGATCTGCAGGTCAAAGTGCTATGAACTTTGAACGCATGTTTGATGGAGCTAACATTCAAGTGAGAAGCGAACAGGACATTAAGAAACTAGCAAGAGAGTTCTATAACATTACGCAAACACGCAAAAGGGGGTTAGGGGTACAATGATTAAATTAAACGATCAACCACCATCCACATGGGGATTAATTCCGTTAACAGGTCATAGTCACCCTTTCCCTGAAACAAGAGATTATACAGCACAAATGGTTGGTAAAGATGGATCTATTTATATTGGTAGTGATTACGGAAACCGTAATTTTGAGTTCCCTTTCGGATACATCAATTACGACAGACATGAAATTCAACGCAATTTAAGGGAATTCATGAGCGTTTTACTGGATCGCAAAGGTAAACCCAAGAAAGTAAAGCTCACGTTTGATCATGAGCCCGATAAACAATATTGGGTACGTTATAGCGGAAATATCCCAGTAAACAGACTCTTACAAACTGCTGAATTCACGTTACCTCTTACGGCCTTTGATCCAATGGCTGAATTTACTGACGAAACGAAAAACTTCACGATGGCTGATGATTACCCGATGCAATCGGATTTACGAGCTGATCGAGATTATGAGTTTACTGTAACAAGCGACACGACATTAATTATTGATAATTTCGGTACAATGGCTTGCAGACCTGTGATTGAAATAGATGGTTCGGCAGACAGTTTGACTCTTTCCACTAACGGAGAGAGTTTTTCTTTTGGTCAATTTAGCGGTGTGATCGAAGTGGATTGTGACCGATGGATTGTGAAGAAAGATGGAGTTAACTATCTAAATAGCATGAGTGGCGATTTTATCGAACTACTCACTGGCGATAATAACGTTGATGTTTCAGGAACGAACATGGACGTAGATATACACTTTAAAATGAAGCCTAAGTATTTATAGAGAGGTGATAACATGGCAGATACACCTAAGCTTAATCCAAGCGACAGGTCGGTAGAAGCATATGAAAAGATTAATCAGTCGATTGAACATGCAAATGAAGCGAAAAATGAATCAAGTCAAGCTAACACGACAGCTGACGAAGCAAAACAAATCGCAGAATCATCAAATACAAAGTCAGTACGAACCCAGGAACAATTAGATCAAGTTGTAATAGAAGGAGATTCCAGTGTAGAAGCAGCACAAGCAAGAGTGGATACAGATGGAGTATC